GCACAAAAGCACAACTTGGCCAGATCAAGGTCAGACAGATTGCCTTTCTTTTGTAGTGCTGCCTCAATGGCAGGCTCTACACGGGGTTTTAAGCCTCTGGCCATGTGCCACTCTCCATTCGGGATTTCAAGCGCTCCAGCATTGTTTTGACAACGAATGCGTGGGTTCTTATCTCTTGAGTGGTGGCATGGCCATAACCCTCTGGTGCAGTCAGGGCAATGGTCAGGTCCAAGCAAGCCTCAAGGGCGAGTGGCAATTCTTTATCGGTCATTGAGCTTCTCCAGCGCAGACACTTCAATGTGGTCCACCATGGACTGCAAAATAATGTGGGCAATGTCCACATCAGTGCCAGCGATGTATGCGTTATTCAGCACCATGCACTCCTCATAGTCAGGCTCATAAGGTGAGCCAAGGGAATCAACTGACCCCTTTTCTTCTGGGCTGTATTCCAGAAAGCATATAAGGTCAACATCTTCTACTGAGCAGGCAAATTCAAAGAGGCCCTTGGGGCAAATAGGTGTTGGCTTCATGTTGACCACCATGCGACAAGTAATGCGGCCATGCCAACGCCAATGGCAATGGCAGTCAAATAATCCAAGAGGGTTTCGGTTGAGGGTTTCATTGGTTTCTTTCGTTAATAGGGCCGAAGCCCCGTGGGTTTGATTAGGCTGCGGCTTGCTGGGCTATTTTGTTTTGTGCAAAAGAAAAACACATTTCATGGAGCTTGGAGTTTTTGCGAATTTTGCGGAAGTTTGAGTTTTCATAAACTTCATTTTTTGTAGTGCCGTGGTTATCAACAAATATGCAATATTCAATATTGCTTTTTTCAACAATAACAGTCGTGTGGCCACAGGCTTGATCGATGCTAATAAGTTTCATTTCGTTTACTCCGTTTTGTGTTGGTGTAACGAATTATGACGCAAAACAAATATCTTGCAAGAATTATTTTTAATCTGTTGTTTTTATACATAAAGCGCAATTAGAATGCGGTCATGCAATCAATTCACGATATCAAGGCAAAGGCCAAAGCTCACAAGATCACCATGGCTGCGGTGTGCAATGAGGCTGGCATCCAACAGTCCCAGGTGAGCCGATGGCTGTCTGGGACTGTTGAGCCACTGTGGACATCAGTCAATCAATTGCACTTGGCCCTTGAGAAACTGATCGACAGATCACCAGTCGCTGTCGACTGACTCGGCCACTGGTGCAGAGCCTTTGCCTGCCACCACGCCAAAGTCACTGGCCGCTGATGGCTTTGCACCACCTAGCGAATCACCCTTGGACAACAACATGATGTTGTTCAATCCATACGACACACCCTTGTTGCCTGCCTGGTCATAAGCATAGGCATTGAGACTCACCCTGCCATAGTCGCCAGAGACAATATCTTGTGATCCAAGAATGTCATGGCCATGGGCATCCACTGCACCAGGCTTGTTGGTGCTTTTGGTGTTGAAGAAATAATGGCCAGCGTACTCAGCCCCCAGTGGTGATCCATCAGACTTGACTTCAGTATCGCCATCACGCAATGGATTGCGCACTGTCTTGGGAATCTTGTCCCCGAACTTGGCGGTCAATGCGGCCTTGGCTGCCGCTTTCAATTGGTTCACAGTGTCAAGGTCTGTCTTGGGGACAAGCACTTGTGTTGAGAACTCTTCTTTGCCGTTCATCTCATTCTTGCGAGCTGTTAAAGCTGAGAAATAAGAAAAACGAACTTTTCCGGTTACGACTCTAGTTGACATGGTTTTTTCCTTTTAAGGGTTTAGGTTTTTACGTTTCTGTCGTCAAACAGAAATTGCACTTTAGCACAAATGTCAGTTAAGATGCCTGCAAGTTAAAACGAGGAAACGATCATGCAACTATTCCCCCACCAGCAAGAGGCCAAGCTCTTCTTGCTGTCCAGGCGCAGGGCCATATTGGCCGACCAGCCACGGGTTGGTAAGACGCTACCCACAGCAGCTGCTGCACTTGAAAACCTACCCGCACTGATCGTCTGCCCAGCCATTGCCAAGACAGTTTGGGAATCTGCCTTTGCCAAATTAGCCCCGAACGTCTCGGTCCATGTTGTCAATGGAAAACGCGAGGCTTCAGAGGTAAATAGCGCAGATATCACCATCATTAACTACGATGTGTTGCAATACGCACAAACAGATTTGGACAGATATAACACTCTAGTTTTGGATGAGTGCCACAGAATCAAGAATCCAAAAGCCCAAAGGACCAAGGCCGCCATGCTGGCCATGAAGAAGATTTCTTTTGTTTATGCATTGTCTGGCACACCAATTCCAAATCGGCCCATCGAGCTGTGGCCCATCTTGCACGGCCTTGGCATTTACAGGGGCGGCTGGTTTGACTTTGCAGGCCGATACGCCAAGATGTGGGTCGCCCCATGGGGCTTGGATACCAGTGGCGCATCTAACCTGGTTGAACTCAAAGACATGATGAAGCCCCATGTCATGCGCAGAAAAAAAGAAACCATCTTCAAAGACTACAAAGAGCCACAAGTCAGCCTGATCACCTTTGATTTACCCAACGACAAACGTGAGCAAAGTTTTGATGCCGATGCCTTGATGGCAAACCCCAACGCCTTGCTGGCCTTTGAGGGTCTGGCCGAAGTCATGCGCGAGGCCGGAATGCGCAAAGTCAAGGCGGCCAGTGAATTCATCGATGACTTGCTCCAGGCCGATGAGCCAGTGGTGGTGTTTGCGCACCACAAAGATGTGGTCCAAGCCCTGCAAGATGAACTCAAAACCCACAAGCCCGTGACAGTAGTGGGGGACACTACAAGAGCCAAGCGCGACAAGGCCATTGCAGATTTTCAGTCTGGCCAGACCAAATGCATCATTGGCAACATTGCCGCCATGTCTGAAGGTGTAGACCTATCCGCTGCCGACACGATTGTCTTTGTTGAATGCACTTGGTCCACATCAGCACTGGAGCAGGCCAGCAGCAGAGTCGAAAACATCAACAAATCAGGCATTCCACCCGTCATCTACATATTGACCATCAAGGCCAGCTTGGACCATACAGTCTTGGCCAAGGTCTTAAAGAAACTGAATATCGTCAATCAAATCATTTAACCAGGAGAAACCATGCAACACGAAACCAGAAAACACGCCCGACTCTCAGCATCACGAACAGATCGGTTTATGCAATGCCCAGGCTCATATCGCCTCGAATCCCTCATGCCATGGGAGCCAGCTGGCGAGGCTGCTGCCATTGGCACAGCCATCCATGAGCTGTCAGAGATCATTCTGCGCGGTGGTGCAATCCCCACTGGCACTGACCCTGACCATTTGTCCATGGCCCAAGGCTATGCCAACTTTGTCAATACTTTGGTAGAAAACCCCAGAAAGAAGCTGATCGAAGTTAACCTTGATGAAGGCTTGAAGTCTCTGCACCCAGCGCTTGGTGGCACAGCTGATGCCATCCTGGTCGATGGCAACCATCTTCATGTCATTGATTTGAAGACTGGCCGTGTGGCCGTTGACGCAAATGACAACAAGCAGCTCTTGACTTATGCCCTTGGTGCAATGCGCCAGCTCAAAGCGCCAGACACCATCGAATGCACCATGCACATTTTCCAGCCCCGTGTTGGCCACAGCAAGTGGACAGTGTCTGGCAATTACTTGAATTTGCACGGCAGGCGCTTGAAAGAGGCTGCCGAGCTGGCGCTCACTGGCGATGCCCCCACAAACCCATCACCCGATGCTTGCCGATACTGCAAGGCCAAGACCATTTGCCCATCCATGCGCGAGAAGGTCCAAGAAGTCGCTAGGAGCGATTTCAAGCCTGACACCACTGTTACCCCAGAGATGCTAGATAACGCTGTCCTGATGGCCGCATGGGCCGATGCCGTGCAGTCTGCTGCCAAGGCTCAGATCACTGAAGGCAAAGCGATTGACGGCTGGACCATGCGCGCAGGCCGTAAGACAAAATTCTGGAAAGACGAGGCTTTGGTCATGGAAGCATTCAAAGACAACTTGAAGGTGTGGGAACTCAAAAGCCCCAGCGCTGTCTTGAAACTTGGTGTCGAGGTGAGCGAAGACCTAGTCGGTGAGAAGAGTGCTGCGCCCAGTCTTGTCAAGGCCAAGGAATGAGGCCAGGTTATGTCTGGGTTTTACTTCTGGCCGTGCTGACTGCCTTTTGGACCTACATGATCCATTTGGCTTTTCTCTGGCAAGCATAGAATCCACAACTCACGCCCCCAAAAGAAAAGCCTGGCAGCGCGTTAACACTACCAGGCCAAAGTCCAACTCAAGGGCAACTAACAATGAAACACCCAACTAAAGGAATTTCAGTGGCAATCATAACTGAAACACCCCAAAACGACACATTTGTCCAGTCCCAGTCTGTGGCCTGCAAGATAGGCGCAGTCGCACCCGATGCCGTCTTTTGTACCTTTGCCCTGCAAGGCAATAAAAAGATTCCATACAAGCGAAGCGGCCAAGGTGTTGCACGGGATACAGACCCAGCAGAACTCTACACATCCGAAGACATTTGGGCCATGGAGTCAGCCCCAAGTGGCCAATACCTTGGCCTTGTCCAGCAGCGCCCCATCATCAGCGCATCAGGAAACTATTTGGTTTGCCTTGATGTAGACATGAAACACGCCTCTGGCCCGACCAACGTGGCCATTCAGCGCATGGCAAAGTATGTCAAGCAAAAGAAGATGCTGACCGAGGTTTCTGTCTCAGGCCGTGGCCGTCATGTCTTCTTATGGGTCTCACCACCCAAAGAATCTGACCTGGTGCTGCCCAAGTACAAGCTAGGCGGTGGTCAGGAACTGGAAGTATTTGGCCTCCCAAACAGTGCCGGAAAGTCAGTGCTACTCAGTGGCAACGCTGTGGTGGGTGAATTCCAAGAGGCTGTGGACCTTTTTAGTCTTCTACAAGACTGGGGCATCATCGAGCAGCACCAGATGCAAGAGCCAAAGCCTGCACCACCTACACAATCATTTGACTTCACCCAATTAGGCTCAAGACTTGAAGACAGCGATCTTGATCGTGCCATCAAGGCTTTGCACCACATCAGCCCCGACTGTGACTATGACCAGTGGATTGAGCTAGGCCAAGCGCTGCACACCGAATTCGGAGAGGCTGGTCTTGGCCCATGGATGCAATGGTCTATGGCTGGCCAGAAGTTTGCCGGCACAAAAGACATTGAGACCCACTGGAAGTCATTCCACCAGGGCAAAGGTGTTGGTCTTGGCACACTCTACAAACACGCCAAGGACTGTGGCTGGGAAGCCCCAACCAAGCAGACCGAGCGTAAAAGTGCGGTGGAAGACTTTGCAGCGGTGATCAGTCAGGCCCAAGCACCAGTGGCCACAGATGAAGTCAAAGGCTGGCCAGAGCGCCATCTATTCATTGGCCAGATCAAGCCGATCCGCTACATGGTTAAAGGATTCTGGGCGCACAGTTTCATGGTACTGGCCGGTCAGCCTGGCATTGGCAAGACCACGGCCATCATCAGTCTTTGCATGGTCATGGCAGGCTTACAGGCCAAGGACTGCCAACTTACAGCCACCAAAAAGCGCAAAACAATCATCGTGACTGAAGACTCTGACCAGGTTGAAAGAACATTAACAGGCTATGCACGGCATTATGGGATAAACCCCAAAGCATTATCAGACTGGTTTGTCATCATCGATGCCAAAAGGTCCAATGTGAAAGATTTACTCATGCTTGCGCATAATGTAATAAACCACACGATTGATAATATCCGGCCATTATTGGTACTTGACACGGCCAATGCCACCATGGATATTGATAATGAGAATGACAACTCTGAAGTGGGTGCATATATTGCCGCCCTAAAGCAGACCATCTATATCCAACTGGACACGCCAGTCTGCATCATCACCCACACGAACAAAACAATCAGCAAGTCAGACTCAGATGCCACAGCCCGTGGAGCAAGTGCATTCACGGGTGACGCAACCCTCACCGGCATTCTGTTTGAAGACGAGACCAAGACCCGATATATGCGCCTGGTCAAAACCCGTTACCAACCCAACTTCAGAGAAATTAAATTCCATAGTGATGTCTTTGCCGACACAGTCTTGGATGAAGATGGAGATATCCAAGAGCAGATGGTGCTACTGGTAGTCCCAGAAATGTCATCAGAGGAAGACCGAAGGCAGGCAGCCAATGACAGGATGAATGACAAGCGCCAGCAACAAGTCCAAGATGCCGCAGATGCTGCCTGCAACTTTGTCCAAAGCATCATCAATGCTAAAGGCGCAGTCATTATGCGCAGAGGGTCAGGGCGGCCATCAGTGCCAAAGGAGATGGCAGGGATGCACCAACTTGAGTGGGCCGACATCTACCAAGCAGTGCCAATGGCTGACCAAAGCTATGCCAGACGGGCAGTAGGCGCGGCTATTTTCCAGCGCTTCTGTCAGGACCAATCAGGCAATGGGTGGGTGCAAATAAAGTAAAGCGGTAAACAGGTAGTAAACAGGTAGTAAAGCGGTATACCTGTTTAGACAATGGCTGGCTCTGTTGGTATAAGTGGGGGTCGTAGACCCACTTATCCACAGGCAAGTCTGGCAAGTTTTGTGATGGTGAAAAGTAAAGCGGTAAAGCGGTAGATTTCCTTTGTCCATACCGCTTTACTTTTAACGATTTTTGGAGGTTATCGATGGTCCAACAAGTTGAACAGTTATCCACAGGTTATCCACAGTCGTTGGATGAGAGGGTTTTTTGCCATGAATGTCAGCATTCATGCATGGTCGAGCAGCGCCAGTCCATGCCAGCAGAGCAGATGGAAAGGCACAGGAAGGTCAACTCAAAACCACTCCAGTGGATGTTTGACCAGGCAAAGATTAGGAATGGATGGGCAACCATCACATGGTCCGAACATCAGTGCGGCCAGACTGGCCTTGCCGCATTCCCAACCGATGTCAAACACCGATGCCATTTGTTCCAAGCCAAAGCCTCGGCAGTAGAATCGGAGTCATGGTGGTTGACATAAAGCGCAAGCGAAAGAGCATTGAACACATTGAGCAAGTCAAGGTGGTGCAGCACTTTCGTGCGTTCTATCCGGAAATCATCATTGCAGCAATACCCAATGGAGGCGATAGAACGGCCTCAGAGCGCGTTAGGTTGCATTCTGAAGGGGTATTGGCAGGGATGCCTGACCTTTGCGTCTTAGAGCCTAAAAATGGCTTTCATGGGTTATTTTTGGAAATGAAGACCAAGGCCGGAGTGGTCTCAAGCAAACAAAGCGCTGTGGGTTTGCAGTTAAACGCAAAAGGATATCTGTGCCTGGTCTCTCGATCAGCACCAGATGCAATCAAAATCATTGAGGATTACTTGAATGGCAAAAGCACAAACACTGAGTGAGCTGGCTGACAACATCGCAACCAGGCAGATGAACCAAAAAGAACTTGCCAACATCGAGCGCAAAGAGATGTCTGGGATCAATAAGAAAATTCACGCCTTTGGCGGTGAGGCTATGCTCTTTGACCATATTGCCGAAGGGAAGACCATCGATTCAGTGATTAAGTCTTTGGACATAAGCATTGGCGGTTTCTACAAATGGATAGAAAAAGATGCCAAGCGGGGGGAACTCCTCGCACGCGCACGCACGCGAGGTGGGAGAAGTTTAGCAGAGCAGACGCTGGAAATTGCAGACAACGCAAGCCCTCAAGAGGCGCAAGTGGCCAAGCTGAGAGTGGATACAAGGCGCTGGCTGGCCTCCAAGCAAGCGCCAGATGAGTATGGTGACAAGCAGCAACCACTGGTCAACATCGACCTTGGAAGCATGGCCCTTGATGCACTGCGCAAGCGCAGCGTGACAATCGAGGATATGAATACCAAATGATTCAGTCACTTTATACAACGATCATTATGTTAAGTGGACAAGTCGTTATCCACAGAATTAAGTGCATCAAAGTATTACAAGCCTAGTTATGCACAGGAATCTGTGGATAAAGTTGGCCAAAATCTGGGGACAAGTCGGTGGTGGCCAGCTGGCGGTCGGTGGCGCGACCCCCCCCATGGCCGGATCGGAGGGGGCGACTGTGGCGGCACTAAACACCTACAAAAAAAATTTTCTAAAAAATAAAAAAATAATTTAACAAACAAGTCAAATTGTGCAAAAATGTCAACTCCACAAACAACGGAGCAAACGAATGAAATCTAAACTAGCGACAGTGATCTTCAAAGGTCAGGAGTGGGTCGTCATTGACTCGACTGAGACTAGAGACGAAAAAGTGTTTTGCAAGCTAATGAGCTTGGATGGGACAACTGTTTTGCACGCATGGGTCGACATTAACCTGATCGTGGGGATAATATGAATATTACGTTATTAACTAAAGTGCGCCAGTTATTCAATGTTGATTATGTGCCGCGCAGTACTAATCGACATAATCAACTGCAATATATCAAGGCAATTAGATTATTAGGTGATAAATGGTTAATCCATAAAAATAATGAAGTGCAGAAAATACAGTGAAGAGTAATTTTGTAAATAACCATATTCGGTTAAATGGGAATATGCATGGCCATAAATTACGGCTTTGTAATAAATGCGAAGAGATGAAGCCACCAGAGGGTGGGGTGCAGATGAGTGTGGCCAGGTGGATATGTGCATCGTGCTGGACCGATCGGGAGACGGGCCGGAATCTGAAACAAGCGAGGATGAAATGACTGATTTGTTGACAGCGATGCATTTGTCGGTGATGTTGCTGGATTTGAAGATTCGGATGATGGAGGCGATACAAGAGGAGAGGTTTGACCTGGCGATGACTTACCACTTGTTGATACTTGTGAGGACTGATGAGCTTCAGGCGCACAGATGGGCGATGAGTCCCAAGGCATGGGCCATCTATGAGACGATCCACCCATGAAAGAAAATGTCTTTTCGCAGTGGGTAGAGAGGTATCAGCCTGACCCCGTGTTGTTTGTGCGGGAGGTTTTGGGGGTTGACCCTGACCCGTGGCAAGTGAAGTTTCTTGGGGCGATTGCCCGTGGTGATCGGAAGATAAGCGTTAGAAGTGGCCACGGGGTGGGAAAGAGTACGGCCAGCAGCTGGGCCATGCTCTGGTACTTTATGACCAGGAGTCCGGTCAAGGTGGTGGTGACAGCGCCAACGAGCAGTCAGTTATATGACGCGATGTTTGCAGAGCTAAAGAGGTGGATCAATGCGATGCCATTGCCTTTGCAGGGACTGCTGACTGTCAAGCAAGAGAGGATTGAATTTAATGCTGCACCGACTGAGATGTTTATTTCTGCCAGGACAAGTCGGGCAGAGCAGCCAGAGGCTTTGCAGGGGATTCACTCAGAGAACGTGATGCTGGTGGCTGATGAGGCCAGTGGTGTGCCAGAGCAAGTGTTTGAGGCGGCAGCTGGCTCGATGTCTGGCCACAATGCGGTGACGCTGTTACTGGGGAATCCGGTCAGAAGCTCTGGGTTCTTTTACGACACCCACACGCGCCTGTCTGATGAGTGGACCACGTTTCAAGTGGCTTGCACTGATTCACCCCGTGTCTCAGATGAGTACGTCAAAGAGATGGCCATGCGGTATGGCGAGGAGAGCAATGTCTACCGGATCAGGGTGATCGGGGAGTTTCCCAAGGGGGATGACGACACTGTGATTGCCATGGATTTGCTGGAGAGTGCGGTCAATCGGGATGTCGCGCCAAGTGACTATGCGCCCATGATCTGGGGGTTGGATGTGGCGCGGTTTGGAAGTGACCGATCAGCACTGTGCAAAAGGCAGGGCAATGCGGTCACAGAGAATATCCGGACATGGAAGAATCTGGACCTGATGCAATTGACTGGCGCGGTGGTGGCTGAGTATCAGGCATTGCCACCAAGCCAGCAGCCAAAGGAAATACTGGTCGATTCAATCGGACTTGGGGCTGGGGTGGTGGATCGGCTGCGGGAGCTGGGGCTACCGGCCAGAGGGATCAATGTGTCAGAGTCACCAGCCATGGGTGGGACTTATAGAAATCTGAAGGCAGAGCTTTGGTACAGGGCAAGAGCCTGGCTTGAGGCACGGGACTGCAAGATGCCAAAGGATGATGTCTTGATTGCCGAGCTGGCCACAGTGCGGTACAACTTCACCAGCAATGGCAAGATCGCTATTGAGGGAAAAGACGAGATCAAGAGGCGCGGCCTGCCAAGTCCTGACAAGGCCGATGCCTTTGTCCTGACATTTGCAAGTGATGCGGTGATGGGGATGTACGGGAGCAGTGGCTCAAGCAAATGGTCACAGCCCCTGCGCAGAAACCTTGTCAGGGTTGCATAATTCGGGTATTGACAAACCAATGGGGGAAACCTATGAAGGCAATGAGTAAAGCGCAAAAGAAGGTCGGCAAGGTGATGAAAGAGTTTGGCTCTGGCAAACTGCACTCCGGCAAGGGTGGACCGGTTGTGAAGAATCCCAAGCAGGCCATTGCCATTGCAATGTCTGAGGCAAAACTGCCCATGCGCGGTCAGCGCACGGCAAAGAACAAGGCGAAAAAATAATGGCTACTTTAAAACGCACCATGGAACAAGTCATGGACAGGGAAGAGGGCGAGGACATGAGCGCAGGCGAGAACTGCCCATTGCCCACGCAAGACATTACCCTCAATCTGAAAAACCGCGCCAAGGCAATCACCAGCGCTGGCTATGGTCCTGAGAATCCCAAACTGCCCAATGAGGCTTTTTGGCGCAAAAAGGCTGACCAGTGGGATGTGAGCATGGATGACGCAAAGCAGAGCGTATGCGGTAACTGCGCGGCATTCAATGTGTCTGACAGCATCAAAGAGTGCATTGCCCAAGGCATTGGCATGGAAGCAGACCCTTGGGGAACAATCAAGTTGGCTGATCTGGGTTACTGTGAAATCTTTGATTTCAAGTGCGCAGCCAGTAGAACGTGCGATGCATGGGTGGTCGGTGGCCCGAACACTGGCGAGCAAGAGGGTGAAGAATCTGAAGAGTATGAAGAGGGAGAAGAGGAATGAAGCAAGGTTTGTATTCCAACATTGCAGCAAAGCGTGAGCGTATTAAGGCAGGCTCTGGCGAGAAGATGCGCAAGCCTGGTGCTAAAGGCGCTCCATCAGCTGCTGATTTCAAGGCTGCGGCCAAAACTGCAAAGAAACCAAAGAAATGAAGACCCCAGCTTGGCAGCGCAAAGAGGGCAAGTCACCATCTGGTGGTTTGAATGCCAAGGGTCGGGCAAGTGCCAAGGCCGAGGGCATGAACTTGAAAGCGCCAGTCAAGGATGGCGACAACCCAAGACGCGCATCATTCTTGGCGCGCATGGGCAATATGCCTGGTCCTGAGATGAAGGGCGGTGAGCCGACTAGGCTGCTGCTGTCACTCAAGGCATGGGGCGCAAGCTCCAAGGCTGATGCCAAGGCCAAGGCGGCTGCCATCAGTGCCAGGAACAAGGCCAAGAAATGATTTGTCCGATTGTCATTGCCACTGTCAAGGGCCACGGGTTGGCCGTATTGCTAGAGTCAATCAGGCAATACGCGCCAGAGTGTCCGGTTTACTTGCGCGGCCCAGAGTCAGTCATTGAGCATTTTGATGCTGACTTCAAGATTTATGGCCAGCCAAGGAACTTTGGCGAGGATTACAACGAAATCATTGAGGCGGCACTCAAAGACTGGTCATCATGCATTGTGGCCAATGACGACATAGTGCTGACACCCACCAGCGTGAAGGTGCTGATGGAAGATGTGGCCATTGTCAGGACCATGAACAGCTACAAAGCTGGGTGGGTTGCATCAAGGACTGATGCGGCCAGACCTTGTCAGAATGTGCGAATCACTGAACAGCCAGAGAAGCTGAACTTTTACAAATTCCCATCAGAGGCCCACATCAAAATGGTCCAAGAAATCAGCCCAATCTTTGCATGGATATCAAGTGATGCATTTGAAGAGGCAAAGTTTCCCCCTCTGAATTGGTACTCAGATGATGTGCATTGTATGGACTTAATCCAAAAAGGCTATGCCCATTATGTGAGTGCCAGTTATGTCCACCACATTGGCAGCAACACCATTGGCTTTAATGCTCAGAAGCTCCATGAGGATGCGCTGCCATGGCTTAGAGAAAACAGACCCGAATATGCGAGTGCCTGGTTTGATTCTTAATCTAGGCTCTGGCAAAGACTGGTGTTCTGAATATCTGAATGCAGATATTCAAGCCAGCAAGAATCCTGACTGGCTGGTGGATATCAGCAAGATTAAGTGGGGCGACACGCTAGAGACTAGGTTTGGCCAGCTAGAAATCGTGCCAGGAATGTTTGAGGTGATACTGGCCAATGATGTGCTGGAACACATCCCCAATCTGGTGGATGCCATGACCAACTGCAAAGAATTGCTGATGGTGGGTGGCCAGATGCGGATTCATGTGCCGTATGAGCTGAGTCTTGGCGCTTGGCAAGACCCAACCCATGTCAGGGCATTTAACGAGAATTCTTGGAAATACTACACCGAGTGGCACTGGTACTTGGGCTGGCCTGATCGGTTTGAGCTGACAACACTGGAAATGCGTCTCTCAAAGGTGGGAGAAGCACTAGAATTGCCACAAGACGAAATTATCCGCACCCCAAGGGCTGTGGACTCCATGTATGTGGTTCTTACAAAGGTCAAGCCATGATTGAAAATATTACCGATAACCTATCCACCGACATTGCAGCCACCGAGCCAATGGATGATGCAGAACTGCAAGCGATCATCACGCAAGACCTGACCGATGCGGTGAGCTATGTGGACAGTGATCTGTCACCCACACGCGCCAAAGGGACTGAATACTATCGCGGGGATTTATTCGGCAATGAGGTCGAAGGCAACAGTAAAGTGGTGGCCATGGAGGTGCGCGACACTGTCTCGGCCATGCTGCCAAGCCTGATGCGGGTTTTCTTTAATTCTGAGAATGTGGTGGAGTTTTCACCCCGTGGCCCAGAAGATGTGAAGATGGCCCAGCAGGCGACCGACTACGCCAACTATGTATTCCAAAATGACAACAACGGGTTTTTGACCAGTTATGCCATTTTCAAAGATGCATTGGTCAGGAAATGCGGCATTGCCAAATTCTGGTGGGAAGATGACGAGAAGGTCCGAATTGAGGAATATACGGGACTTGATGACCAAACCCTCGAAATGCTCATGCAAGAGCCTGGTGGCGAGGTCAAGATCATTACGTCTTACCCAGACCCTGCCATTGACGAGGCACAGCTGACGACAGTAGACCCCACCACTGGCCAGCCCATGGTGATGCCTGCCCCGATGATCCATGATGTGCAGATCAAGCGCATCACAAAGGATGGCCGGATCAGGATCATGGCCGTGCCGCCCGAAGAGCTGCTATTGGACAGACGCGCTAGATCGTTTGAAGACTCGACCATCATTGCCCACAGGCAGATGGCCACAGTGGCCGACCTGATTGCCATGGGTTATGACCAGGATGAGATCGAAGAGAATCTGTCATCGACAGACCTTGACAGCAATGACGAGTATTTGGCGCGTCAGCCACTGAGTACCACTTTTGGTACAAGTGACGCTGCCAACCCGATGATGCAGCGCGTGCTGTACATCGAGGCATATTCCCGTGTTGACTTTGATGGTGATGGCATTGCAGAGCTGCGCAAGGTCTGCTGCATGGGCGGTGGCTATAAGGTGGTGCGTAATCTGCCTGCCAGCTACATTCCATTTGCTGACTTTCCCTGCGACCCAGAGCCACACACAAGCCCACTTGAGGCTATGTCAATTTTTGACATTACCCGCGACTTGCAAGAGATCAAGTCGGAAATACTTAGAAACACATTGGACAGTCTGGCCCAGTCGATTCACCCGCGCACAGCTGTGGTCGAAGGTCAAGTCAACATTGATGATGTCTTGAACAATGAGACGGGCGCGATTATTCGCATGAGAGCGCCTGGCATGGTCCAACCCCTGACAACGCCATTTGTGGGTCAGGCCGCATTCCCGATGATGGAATACATGGACCAGATCAAGGAAGATCGCACCGGCATGAGCAAGGCTGCCATGGGACTGAATGCTGACGCATTGCAGTCAAGCACCAAAGCAGCTGTAAATGCGACCATCAATGCAAGCCAAGGCCGCATTGAGCTGACAGCCAGAATCTTAGCTGAAGGCATGAAAAAGCTATTCAAGGGCATTTTGTTCCTGGCCACAACGCACCAGGACAAAGCCCGAATGGTCAGAATGCGCAATGAGTGGGTGCAGATCGATCCAAGATTCTGGGATGCCAGCATGGATGCCAACATCAACATTGCCCTGGGCAATGGCGACACCAACGAGAAACTGCAAGCGCTGATGATGATCATGTCCAAGCAAGAGCAAATCTTGCAACAACTTGGCCCAACCAACCCCTTGGTCACGCCACAGCAGTTTAGTAATACCCTGCGAAAAATCGTAGAGTTGTCTGGTTTCAAAGATTCATCGAGCTTTTTCCAAGATATCCCTGCCGACTATGTGCCACCACCACCACAGCAAAAGCCATCACCCGAAGAGGTTTTGGCCCAGGTGCAGGCCGAGTCTATCAAGGCAGATATCCAGAAGAAAGCGGCAGAGCTGGAGCTAAAGCGCCAGCAAATGATGATGGATGATGATTTGACCCGTGACAAAATGGCTCAGGATTTGTATCTCAAAAAGTATGAAATTGAGTTAAAGTACAAATCACAGATCAGTACAGCCGAAATTGATGCGGCCCAGAATATTGATCGTGAAGCAATGCGTCAGCAGGCATTGTTGGCCCAGCAGCAGGCGGCACAGTTTGTGTCACAGCCGCAGCCACCAATGCAAGAGCAGATGCCCCCATCAACCTTTCAAGGAATGGCACAGTAAGTGACAAACGAAGACCAGGTAAATAAAGGCCGAAAGGCCAAGCAGTTGCTAGAGGATGAAACCCTCAACAATGCGATTGCAAAATTGGAAGGTGACCAACTTTGGGCATTTCGTTCATCGAAACCCGAAGAGTCTGTGAAGCGCGAAACAGCATGGTGTATGTTGCAGGCCATTGATGGCCTAAGACAAGAGTTGATCAAGATTATGGACAACGGAAAAATTGCACAGAACGCTATTGGCAAATCACAGAAAAATCTAATTTAAGAAAATACTATGGCAGAAATACAAGCGATGAATGTGGCCGATGCGGCCAATGCTATCTCGACAATGTTAGCCCCCGAAAAGGGACAAGCAGAACTTGACGAGACGCAGCCAGTCGAGGAATCCGAAGAGGAAACCGAGACAGCGGCTTCTGAGGAAGATGACTCTGGTGTGGAAGACGCGCCAGATGAAGAATCTTCAGAAGAACAGTCCGAAGAAGAGGAAGAGCAAGAGGAGCAAGAACAGCCACAGACTTTCACTGTCAAAGTAGACGGCAAGGAAGTTTCTGTCACGCTAGACGAGCTTCAAAAGGGCTACTCCAGGACTCAGGACTACACCCGTAAAACGCAGCAGATTGCCGAAGTGCGAAAGCAAGTCGAGCATGAAACGCAGGCAGTACGGGCCGAGCGTGAGCAATACGCTCAATTGTTGGGAGCATTGCAAGCCCAACTTCAGTCTTCAGAGCCTCAAGTCGATTTGGAACGTCTTTATCACGAAGACCCGATCGAATGGGTGAGGCAAAAGGAAGTCATGCGGGAGAGACAAGAGAAATTAGGTGCTATTCAGTCCGAACAGCAGCGACTCTCTCAAGTGTCCCAGTATGAACAGCAGCGCGCCATGGAAGCCCAACTTGCCAGCCAGCAAGAAGCTCTATTGGCAGCCTTACCCGATTGGAAAGACCCCAAGAAGGCAAAGGCCGAAAAGGCGCTGGTGATTGAGTCTGCGAAGGCAGCAGGCTTTTCCGATGAAGATTTGAAGAGCGTTTACGACCACCGACTGGTCCTGTTGTTGCGTAAAGCAGCGCTGTTTGACCAGATGGTAAGTAAACGCCAAGGCATTAAGCCTGTGGTGAACAATGGCCCACGAACAGCCAAGCCTGGTGCAGCTGGTCGGGTTTCGACAACAACTGAGAGTGTGCGAGCAAAGCAGCGTCTTGCAAAAACTGGTCGCATCGATGATGCGGCTTCTGCAATTGAACTCTTATTGAAATGAGGAAATTATGGCTATCGTAAGTAACACGTTCTTGACCTATTCGGCCAAGGGCATCCGCGAAGACTTGAGCAATATCATCACAAATATTGCACCCGAAGAAACCCCTTACATGAGCAATATTGGCCGTGAAAACGTGTCAAACAGCTTGTTTGAGTGGCAGACCGATACATTGGCCAGCGCTGCTGCCAATGCCCAGTTAGAGGGTGACGATGTTGCATCGTTTGACTCTGTGACTGCTACTGTGCGTTTGCAAAACTACGCACAGATTTCACGCAAGACAATCATCTTGTCAGCTACTGAAGAAGTAGTGAACAAGGCAGGGCGTCGCAGTGAGCTGGCCTACCAAATTTCGAAAAGGGCGAGCGAGCTAAAAAGAGACCAAGAATTTGTCATGCTCAATAGTGGCATTGCTGTTTCTGGTGACTCTACAACTGCCCGTGTAACTGCTTCTTTGGGTGCGTTTATCAAGACGAACACAGACAAGCAGACCAATGGTACTGACCCATCTTACACAACGCTGCCAAACAGCGCCCGTACAGATGGCAACGTGCGCACATTTACTGAAACCATTTTGAAAAATGTGATTCAGAAAGTGTGGACTGCTGGCGGTACACCTAAGATTTTGATGTGCGGTCCTGTTAATAAGCAGCGCGTGTCAGGTTTCTCTGGTATTGCCTCAAGCCGTTTCAACATTGATGGCGGTGCAAAGCCTGCCACACTGGTTGGCGCAGTTGACATTTATGTTTCAGATTTTGGAAACGTACAGGTCATTGCGAATAGATTCCAGCGTGAGCGCGATGCATGGGTGATTGATCCTGAATACGCCAAAATGACTATGCTGCGCCCTTACCAGCAAGTCGAATTGGCCAAGACAGGTGACGCTGAAAAGCGTATGCTGATCGTTGAGTGGGGTCACAAAGTGTTGGCTGAAAATGCCCACGGCTTGGCTGCTGACTTGATTACTTCTTAATCGAAGCAAACTGAAAGGGCCAGGGAAACTTGGCCCTTTTTTTAACATGATTCATAAAAGACTATTTAGCGAAAACAAAGATCAAGGCATCAAAAGAATCTGGCATGAAAACCCAGAAACTGGTGATGTGACCATTGAGACCCAACAAGATGTCACAGCAGTGATTGAGGCCAACAAGGCCATCTACAACGCTGTGGATGAGAAGGCGGCATGGAAAGGCGAATGGCACTTGGTGGCATCTATCCCCGAATCCCTTTATTACAAGATGAAGGCCGAGGGCAAGATCGATGACCAGGAGTACATGAAAAAATGGCTCAACGACTCTGACAATCAATTCTTTAGAACTAGACCTGGGAAAGTATGAACTACATTGCTGTATGCACCCCTGCCCGTGATCAGGTCCACACAAATTACACCTATTGCATGGTGAATATGGTGGCTTATCACACCCTCAACACCACAGACGCTATCAGTCTGAAATTGATGCAAGGCACAATTATCCAAAACCAAAGGGCTGACCTTTGCTTGGATGCCATGGCTGAAGGCTGCACCCACATCCTTTTCATTGACTCGGACATGACATTTCCACAGGACATGGTTCAAAGGCTCTTAAAGCACGACAAAGAGATTGTGGCTGCCAACTGTGCCAGGCGCAGAATGCCCACTGGCCCAACTGCCCAGAACTATGACGCTGACGGCAAGCGCCAGGCTGTTTTCACCATGCCAGAATCCACCGGATTGGAAGAGGTGGGAAGCATTGGAACGGGCATAATGCTGATCAAGCGCGAGGTGTTTGAGGGCATGAGCGAGCCATGGTTTGATATGCCGTGGCAGACCACACGGGGCTATATGGGAGAAGATGTGTTTTTTTGTAAGAAAGCGCAAGAGCTGGGTTACAAAGTCTACATCGACCATGATGTCTCAAAGGAAATTGGCCACATTGGCACATTTGAGTTTCGCCATGAACACACCTGGATTGTGAAAGAGGAAATGGAAAAAGAGGTCCAATAATGGCACTGACAACCTATACAGAACTGAAGACATCCATTGGTGACTGGCTTAATCGGTCGGACCTGACGACAGCCATTCCTGACTTTATTTCTCTGGCCGAAGCACAAATCGAAAGAACACTGCGCACCAGGCAGATGATCGTCAGGGCCAATGCGTCTTTTGACGCGCAGTATGGCGCAGTGCCAAGCGATTTTCTTGAGACCAAATCCCTCAAGCTCACCAGCACAAATCCCCAAACACCATTGGAATTTTTGAGCATTGATGCCTTGGACAACAAGGCAGCCGAATACACGGCCAGTGGCAAACCAAGATTCTTTGGTGTTGTTGGTGGCCAATTCCGAATTGTCCCAACACCCGATGCAAACTACACCACTGAGCTGACCTATTACGCTAAGTTGACAAAGTTATCAAGCAGTGTGGCCAGCAACTGGCTTTTGGCATCAAGCCCAGACATTTATCTGTATGGATCACTGCTCCAGGCTGCACCATACTTGCAAGATGATGCGAGAATCCAGACATGGGCAACGCTGTATGAGCGAGCCTTAAATGATTTACAAACTGCCGATGATCGCGGTGCATCTTCTGGTGGTGCATTGCTGACCCGTGCAAAGACTTTTGGATAAGGACTAGACCATGTCATCTTTCAGCGACTACACCGAAAACCTAGTTTTAAATTTTCTATTTACAACGAACACGGCAACCCGCCCGACAGCCTGGTATGTTGGCCTTTTCACGGCTGCGCCCAGTGACACGGGTGGCGGCACTGAGGTGTCTGGCAATGCTTATGCCCGCGTGGTCACTGGCACGATCTCAGGCTCTGGCACGGCCACGACATTCACCAATGCAGCGGCCATCGAGTTTGCAGCTGCCTCTGGCGGTAACTGGGGATCAGTGGGCTGGGCTGGCATTTTTGACGCAAGCACTTCTGGCAACCTTTTGGCCTGGGCCCCTTTGACCACAGCGCGCACCATCAATGATGGCGATGTCTTGCGCATTCCAGCTGCATCTTTGAGCATCACTTTGGCCTGATATGGCAGCCTATGGATCGGGGAATTTTGGTGTTGGCCAATACTCTGATCCGAGGGTAGGCTACGGCTACGGCTCTTATGGCAAGGGCAACTACTCCAGAGGCACATTTGAGCCTGCTGTAAACATTACAGCAACCAGCACCATGACCATTGGTGCTGGGGTTATTGCCAAAGCAACTATTGCCATTTCTAGCACATCCACCATGTCGGTGGCAGCGACCAGATACACATTTGGCTCACTGGCAATATCTGACACTAGCACTCTGATGGTCAATGCCAGCTCAATTCTTAGAGCAAGTCTAGCGATATCAGACTCTAGCGTCATGGCCATCAATGGCCTGCGCTATGCCATTGGTGTGGCCACAATCAGCGACACAAGCACCATGGCCGTGGCTGGGGTGCGTTATGCAGTGGGCGCAGCCGCCATCAGTGACACAAGCACCATGGCGGTGGCTGGTCTCAGATACGCCATTGGCGCGGCCACCATTACAGACACATCGACACTGACAGTCGGCACAAGGATTCTTGGCAATTCTGGCTTTGCCATGACTGGCACAAGCACTTTGGTGGTGAATGCACAGCGCAGGCAGCCTGGTGCTATTGCTTTTACAGAAACATCATCCATGGCGGTCAATGCAAGACTAAAATGGCAAGCAGAAAGTGACACGGCAGAAAGTTGGTCTGGGATATCTGATAATTCAGAGACTTGGACACCGATATCTGACCAGTCAGAAACATGGACTGCAATTAGTGATTCAAGTGAAACTTGGACTCCAATTGCTGATAATAGTGAATCTTGGCAAATTGCCGCATGAGGTGAAAAATGGCTGATACAACCACCACGAATCTATTGCTAACCAAACCCGAAGTTGGTGCATCTACCGACAGCTGGGGAACGAAGATCAATTCAGACCTAGATTCAATTGACGCGCTGTTTGACGCTGGGCCAGTGCTAAAGGTCACAAAAGGTGGAACTGGTGGCGCTACGGCATCAGCAGCCAGGACAGCGCTTGGCGTGGCCATTGGCACTGATGTGCTGGCCTATGACTCCAACTTGCAGAGCTTTGTCACAGCATTCACATTGCCCACAGCTGACAGCACGGCCAACTATGTCCTAAAGACCAACGGGTCTGGCACATTAGATTTTGCAGCTGCTGCCACTGGTGATGTGACATTAACTGGCACACAGACCTTGACCAATAAGACTCTTACAAGCCCAGTATTAACAACTCCTCAATTGGGAACACCATCCAGCGGAACATTGTCATCTTGCACAGTAGATGGAACAGATGCCGTAGGTTTTAGAAACATCCCACAAAATAGCCAATCTGCTGCCTACACATTAGTTCTTGCTGATGCTGGTAAGCATATATTTCACCCATCAGGTGATGCCAATGCAAGGACATACACAATTCCTGACAATGGTTCTGTTGCCTATCCAATTGGAACTGCAATCACATTCATCAACATGACCAGTCAAGTGGTTACGATTGCAATTACTACTGACACTATGTACTTGTCTTCTGCTGGCACTACAGGCTCACGCAGTCTTGCTCAATATGGTTCAGCAACAGCAATTAAAATGACTTCAACAACTTGGCTTATTTCAGGGAGTGGATTGACATGAGTGGTGCTTTACAAGCTGTTTTTCAAAACCAGAGGTCGTTTGCGCCAACTGTACCGACAGTTATTGGTCAGGCATTTGGTGGTGGGTTTTACGCTGGTCAAATTGGCGTATCGGGTGTAGCTACGCATTACTTAATCGTTGCTCCTAAAGCATCTGGTCAAAATGTTTCGCTGCAATGGAAAACAACGGAAACAAGCACATCTGGAACATCATCACTTATTGATGGCCCAACCAATAGTAGCAATATGAACAATGCTAGTCATCCAGCCGCACAATTCTGCGAAGACCTTTCAATTGGTGGATTTACTGACTGGTATATGCCAGCTAGAAATGAACTTGAAATCTGCTATTACAATTTAAAACCTACAACCGCTACAAATAGTGGAGTTTCTGGAACAAATACCAATGCTGTTCCAAGTCGAGGCTCAAACTATTCCAGTGGAACTCCTGCTCAAACATCAGTTTCCGCATTTCAGTCTGGTGGGGCTGAATCTTTTGCTGCGGATATATACTTTTCTAGCACTGAATTTGATAGCACAGATGCAAGACATCAAAGTTTTACTAATGGTGCTTATGGAAATACTGGTAAAACTAGTGTGTCCTCTTATGTTCGTGCCGTTAGACGAATTGCTGTTTAATTTTAAGGAATATTTAAAATGTATATTTGCGTGACAGAAGTAGATGCAAACACTAAAATTCCTTGCACGATAGAGCCACAACGCACAGGCCCGTCTATGCCAGTCATCAAAGGTTGGACTCACATTTGGCATGACAGTTCTACATGGCCTGTACCAACAGCATCTGATGGCACATACTTACGTGCGCCTAAATACTATGGCACTTGCGATGCAGACGCTGACCTAAACATTGCTGGTGTATTACAAGTACTAACTGAAGCAGAATTCAACGCAGCTAAAGTTGCTGAACATGAAGCCCGTAAGCCTTATCCATCTTGGATTGGTTACATTGACACAATGACATGGGCTGCACCAGTAGCAAGACCAGCAAATGACGTTATGAATGGTGGCAATGTACGTTATCAATGGGATGAGGCCACAACATCTTGGGTTGAACGGACATGACACAAGAAGTCACCCACGAACAAATCTACGAAAGACTGCTTGCAGTCGAAACCAAGGTAGATAGCATAGACAAGAATACAAAAGGTCTTGTGGAGGCTTTTGATGCTTTGCAAGGCGCTTTTAAAGTGCTTGGGTGGATTGCTTCTGCTGCCAAGCCTATTCTGTGGGTGGCTGCTTCAATCATGGCGGCTGGGGCTATCTGGCAAACATGGCTTAAAAAATGAAAGACTGGGCCGTAGCATTCATTGCTGCGGCCTTGCTTACAGCGACCATTATTTGGTCGTTTTTTGTCATCATTTCGTTTTGGCCATGATCTATGCTCTGGTCCTATTAGCAGCAACCACAGAATATCGATGCACCAGGTGGGCATGGACTGGTGATGTCTACAATCGGAAGGTTGTTTGTCTCAAGTGGGAGAAGAGAAAATGATTGATCCGATGACGGCCCTGGCGGGGATACAAAGCGCCATCAGCATGGTCAAAAAGGCCAGCAAGGTGGCCAATGATTTAGGCTCACTTGCCCCAATGATTGGCAAGATGTTTGACGCAAAGTCTGTGGCCACCAAGGCCATGCTTCAAGCAAAGCAGTCTGGCAAAGGCTCAAACATGGGTACGGCCTTGCAGATTGAGATGGCACTGGAACAGGCCAGAGCCTTTGAGGAAGAGCTAAAAATGCTTTTCATGCAGACTGGCAAGATTGATGTCTGGAACAAAATCAAGGCCAGGCAGGCCGAGATGGACTTGGCTGATGCCAAAGAATTAAGCGCATTAAAGAAGGCCGAGAAAGAGGCTAAAGCCAAAGAGCAAGAAATGAATGAGCTGGCCATGATCATTGGCGGTGTGGCTTTTGTCTTGTTTCTGGTGGCAATTGGCATCAATGAATTGATGGACTTCTGTGCAACAACTCGCAGATGTGGCGGCAGATGAATGAGTATCAAAAGACCTTTGACCTATGCCTCAAGATATTCGTTTACGGATGCGTGGCGCTTTATTTCTTGGGTTTTATGAAGTTTCTGCCAGATGATTTATCTGACAAAATAGTCAATTTATTGCTTGGCAAAGTGGGACTAGGGAAATGAAATATCTATTGCTACTTTTACTGCTGACTGGCTGTGACGAAAAATATCGATACAAGTGCCAGAATCCTGACAATTTTCATGCGACAGAGTGCCAAAAGCCTAGATGTCTGTTTACCCAGACTTGCCCAGAATACTTGGTAGCACCAATCTTGGAGAAAAAAGTTGACGAAGTTAAACCTAACAACTGAAGAGATCGAGGTCAGGGTCTGGAGCATTGTGGTGCTTGCTGTCACCCTGATTCTTTTCTTTATCGTGATTGCGCTTTTGTATTCTGTGACCTTTGTGACCCAGCCTATCAAGAGCATGGCCCCGATTGACCAGGCATATACCAAGATGCTGAACGATATCGTTCTATTGATTGTGGGCGGTATTGGCGGTGTGATTGGCAAACGTGCAATGACTTCTAGGCAGCAGACACCACCCATGGGCCAGCCAATGTGCCAGCCTATGCAAGGCCAGTATGGTTACAGCAACAACCACGGGTTTACTGCAAGCACCAACGGCATCCCAAGTCAGCCATTTGGGGCAATGCCAACTTGGACCAATCCAGAGCTTGATGAGTCTTGGACACCTGGTCCACCACCCACAACGCCACCGGACCATCTTGAGGATGACCATGAGCGTGAGCAGCTGGCCATTGCCAGACGGGAGTCAGAATAATGTTTGGCATCCCATTACCCTATATCGCCCTGGCAATCTGCATTGCCTTGTTTGGCTCTTACCGAGGTGGCTATCACTTTGGCTGGGAAGACAGGGACAATGACATGAAACTGGCCATTGCCCAAAAGAATGAAGAAGCCAGAGCCAAAGAGAAAGAGCTTGGCGAGAAACTGCAAGATCAGGAAACAAAACTCAGAAAGGCCCAAGATGATGTCAAGAAAAAACAGTCTGCTATGCATGAGCTTGCTAGGACTGGTCGGCTGCGCCTCCCAGCCCCAAGTTGTCCACAAGCCAATGCAAGTGCCAGCACTGCCACAGGAAATAGCACCGATGCAAGCGAATCTGAGCGACAGACTATTGCAGCTCTTATCGACATCGCAGCCGAAGGAGACAAAGCCATCAGCAGGCTCAACGCCTGCATCAACGCCTATAACGAAGTGAGGGTTTTAGTCAATGGTCAATAGTGAACAGCTGGCCCAACTGCACATTGGCCCAGAGTGGGTGGATGCCCTCAATGAGACTTTCCAGCGCTTTGACATTTCAACGCCATTGCGCCAGGCTGCCTTTATTGGCCAGTGTGGCCATGAGTGTGGCAATTTCAGAATCTTGGAAGAAAACTTGAACTATCGCGCAGAGGCTTTGCAAAAGCTCTGGCCCAAGCGCTTTGACGCTGCCAAGGCCCAGATGTGCGCCAGAAATCCCAAGCTCATTGCAAACACTGTTTACAGCAGTCGCATGGGTAATAGGGATGAGGCCAGTGGGGATGGGTATCGTTTCAGAGGCCGTGGGTGCATTCAATTGACTGGGTCGGCTAACTATCACCATGCAGGCCAAGCGCTTGGTGTGGACTTGATCATGCAGCCTGAGCTGGTGGCCACGCCCCAGTATGCTGCGCTGACTGCCGGATGGTTTTGGGATACTCAGAAGCTCAACCAATATGCTGATATCAAAGACTATAAGACCATGACCAAAAAGATCAATGGCGGGTTCATAGGGCTTGACGACCGCATTAAACACATCAACCATGCGCTGGCTGTATTGGCCACTTAAATTAAATTGACATAAAAGTCATATAAGGTGTTGATATGTCTAACATTCCTACACCACAAGATGCCGCGCTCTTTGCACAAAGTGTAAAGAAGTGGCAGAAAATCCTTAACCTTGGCGACTGGCGCATTGAGAAGGGATTGAAGCCTGCAAAGAATGCCATGGCCTCAGTGGAATTCAATGAGCCTGCCAGGCTTGCGACTTATCGTTTGGGTGATTTTGGCGCGGAAAAAATTACTCAGGAATCTTTAGACCAGACGGCCCTACATGAGCTGCTTCATGTCTTTTTGCATGACCTTATGACTGTGGCCCAAGACCCTAAGTCTTCTCAGGAAGAAATTGAAGTCCAAGAGCATAGGGTGGTCAATCTTTTAGAAAAGCTGTTAATTAAGGATTCCCATGGGCAACCATAATCAGACTTGCACAGACACTGAATTTATACAGTTATGGGGTCAACTTCAGTCTGCTGCAAGAATAGCTGAACATCTTGATATTGCAATTAGAGCTGTCCATTTGCGCAGAAGGTGGATTGAAAAACAATACAACCTGACCCTTAATGCCAAAGACCATCGAGGCGCTTATTACGACAAAAACAGACCCAAATCATTTTCCCCTTTAAAGCAAATAGAACTTGGCATCCTAGACGGGACTGTGATTGTTTTCTCTGATGCGCACTTTATACCTGGTCAAAGGTCCACGGCCTTTAAGGGTTTACTGTGGGCCATCCAAGAATTCAAGCCAAAGGCGGTAATCTGCAATGGGGATGCGTTTGATGGCTCAACCATAAGCCGCCATGACATTACTGACCAGCCCCAGATTTCAGTCATTCAAGAGCTAAAAGCTACGCAAGGTGCGTTGGGTGAGATCGAGGAAGTGGCCAAGGCAGCCAGGCACAATGTAAAGCTACTCTTTACATGGGGAAACCATGACATTCGGTTTGGCAACAGACTGATCCAACACGCCCCACAATTTAAAGAGGTCAAAGGCTTTAAGTTAACTGACCATATTACAGAGTGGGACTTCTGCTGGGCAGTGTGGCCCACTGAGCAGTGCATCATCAAACACCGATACAAGGGCGGTGTCCATGCCACCCACAACAATACTGTGAACGCTGGGGTTTCGGTGGTGACTGGTCATCTGCACAGTCTAAAGGTCACGCCATTTAACGACTACAACGGGGTGCGCTACGGGGTCGATACCGGAACATTGGCCGAGACTGATGGCCCTCAATTCACCTATGCCGAGATAAACCCTGCCAATCACAGATCAGGCTTTGCGGTGCTGAACTTCTTTAATGGCCAGTTATTGTGGCCAGAACTGGTCCACAAGTTTGACGAGGACATGGTCCAGTTTAGGGGTGAGGTCATCGATGTAGGTCAATTTTGAGCGCCTGGCTAATCATCCTGACTGGCGCGATCTATGCCTACATTGCTGTGGAGCAGCTGCTTAAAGGCAGCCCATATATGGCGGTGGTATATGCTGGATATGCTTTTTCAAATGTGGGGCTGTACTTGATGGCCAAGTAAGCTCCATTTAAGGCAAAATTACCCTATGGCCAGTCAGACACAACAACTTGAGAATCCAGCACCGCCTACCCTTGGTTATCCCACCGAGGTGTATGAGCGCAGGCATTTCAATGAGAACAATGGCTCACTGACGATTTACTTCAAAAAGCTGGCTGCTGTGCTTGGTTCATTATTTGGACCAAGGGGTGGTCGGTTTATGAATAACCCCTATGGGGCTTTTCAAGACTCGACCGACCAGACGGCTGCCAGCACGACAGCGGCCTATGCTGTCACATTTAACACCACAGACTTTTCCAATGGCGTGACTTTGGCAAGTGGATCGAGATTGACTGTGGCAGATGCCGGAATCTGGAACTGTCAGTTTTCTATTCAATTTAAGAACACGACCAATGACACGCAAGACACTGAAATCTGGTTTAGGAAAAATGGCACAAACATTGCCAACTCAAACAGCAGATTTAATTTGTCACCTAGAAAATCATCAGGCGATCCATCTCACTTGGTTGCAGCCTTGAATTTCTTTGTGAGCATGAACAGCACTGACTATCTTGAGATAATGTGGCGAGTGAGCGATGTTGGTGTCTCCATTGAGCAATATGCCGCTGGAACAAGCCCCACACGGCCAGCCACTCCATCGGCCATCGTCACGATGAGCTTTGTGTCCAACATTACATAATTGTCATCATGTACATACCAATCAAATTACCGCCAGGGGTTTACAGAAACGG